AATGACAAAAAACAAGTTATTAGTATGGGTTACAATGGTTTCCCAAGAGGTGTACATGACTGTAAAGAAAGATACAACGATCGAGTTGTAAAACTTCAATTTGTTGCTCATGCAGAACGTAATGCCCTTGACAACGCTCTTATCGATGTTGAGGGTGCTACTCTTTACTCTACTCTATACCCCTGCTCTGAATGTGCAAAAGGCATTATTCAACGTGGGATTAAAAGAGTAGTAACGTCAAAGGTATGGTACGATCAACAAGCTGCTCGATTTAACTTTGATACATCAGAGATTATGTTCAAAGAATCCGATGTAGAGGTTCTATTACTTTGATTAAAAAAATCAATTAGATTTTTAGATTGATAAAAATATATAATAATAGGACTGATTGAAAAGGAGTTTATATGTCAGTAACAATTAAAAACTTAGAGAGCGCATTGGCCGGTGAGTCAATGGCTCATATTAAATATCGCTATTTTGCAAAGATTGCTCGTGAAGAAGGATTCGAAGACGTCGCAAAACACTTTGAACATACTGCTGATCAAGAAATCTTGCATGCTTGGGGTCATTTGGAATTGCTAATTGGTAAACCTTCTACTAAGGAATGCCTTGAGAAAGCTATTGAAGGCGAAACTCATGAATATAGAGCAATGTATCCAACATTTCAACATCAGGCCGCACAAGAAGGCCATGAAGCTGAGTACGAATTCGCTGAACAAGTTGAAGAAAGCCGTGAACACGCTGAACAGTTTAAAGCTGTATTGGCAAAAGCTGAAAAGCGATTTGCTGCTCTTGCTAAAGTTGAGAAGCGCCATGCTGAAGCATATAAGCAAGTCCTAGGAGGTCTATAATGTCTGAAAGAATCTACGTTTGTATTGTCTGCGGTCACACTTTGTCAGAAGCTGATTATCTGAGCTTACCTGATTACGTTATCTGCCCGGAGTGTGGTGTGTCAAAAGAAGACTACGTCCTAATGGAATAATTATATAAATACATACATCTCAGGGATGGGAAACAGCAGTCCGAGGAAAGGCTGTATACAAATTCCTCGGGCCTACGCCTTTTAGGGTAGGAATTATTTTAACTCGCTTATTAAAGGAGCAATTATGCTATTATACGCAGACATGGCTATTGACGCCATTCAATCATCCAAGACATCTTGGCTCAAAACATTCGTCACAGACGAACAAGTCCGTAAACCCCTCCAACAATTCGTTGATGCACAAACCGCATTTACCAAGCAAGTCGCTAAGACTTACTGGGACGTGACTGGTGCTGCAGCAGAAGTTGTAGTATCAAAGTTGTTTACTGCTAAGAAGTGATTGGGAGGTTTATTATGACACATCTATCAGTATTCGGTCCTGGATTCAAGGACTTTGATCGTTTCTTTGTTGGTTTTGATGATCAGTTCAATCGCATTGCAAAGATGCATGATGATCTGACAAAAAACATTCCCAACTATCCTCCATATAATATTAAGAAAACTGGCGATAATACATACGTGATTGAGCTTGCTGTTGCTGGTTTTGCTAGACAAGACATTGAAATTGAGTTGGCTGATGGTAAGATGTTAATTAAAGGTAACACACAAGCTGATGAATCAGGTGATAACTTTCTTTTCAAAGGTATTGCCGCGCGTAACTTTACTCGTACTTTTGCACTTGATGATCATATCGAGATTCAAGATGCAGAGCTAATGAATGGGATGCTTAAAGTGTTTCTGGAACGTATCATTCCGGAACATAAGAAACCAAAAAAAGTAGAAATAAAAGAGGCTGGAGCTAAGAAATCAAAAGCTACTAGACCAATGGGTGAGCTGTTAGTCGAAGAAGACGACCGTAACCTGTAAACCAAGCAGCCAGTATCTTGTGGATACTGGCTATTATTTTGTTCAAAAGACATATGGGTATAAACATGCATAAACACTTAGAAGCTCTTGGTGGAGTAGAAACACCATCCTTAAAAGATTTTTGGTCGTGGGTGAAAGCGGCCTTTACCGTTTCATATCAAGACGAAATTCACGCGTATCTCGCCGAATCTACTGATCACTGTGATCTAGAGCGTCGTATGCGCAT